ACTAATTGAAGAAGACCACCACCCATTTACGCTATATTCTTTATACTATTAGAGGAGAAAAAAAAAAGAAACATTATAGCAATTTAACAACATATATAAATAAATATATAATATAATTTAATTGGAATAAGCAAGGCCGCCCATACCAGATAATATACGGAGAACATTATAATTCACGGCATAGACATGAAGATTCTTTGAAATGTTAGCATTAGCGTAGCTACCAAGTTGGTTAATATCTAAATTGAGAACGGCGGTATCAATACGAGACATATTGAGAGTGCCACTTGGTTGGTGCTCCTCGGGTTTTAGGGCGAACGAATAAACATTGATGCCGGGGTTTGAAGGAATATTTTCGTGATGCTGATAAGGTTGTATTAAATTGAAATAAGAACCCGCTCTTACAGAAAAGCGATCATTGCCGTTTAATACGAGTTTGGCGGATTTTATGGGATTGGTTGAAGTAATTGCGCTGGTAGGAACATATAATTCCGAAGTAGCTGAATTATCATATTTAGTATTAGCAGTGGTTGAATAATTGATCCAGTTTTTATTCATTACCTCCTTTTCAGTAGCGGTTGCTGTGTGATCGGAAGAACAGAACCATACTAACTCTTTGCAAGGGTGATTGAAAGATAATTTCGGTTTAATAGAGGAAGCAGATGATACACTTTCGGTACCGGTGAATTGTAGCTGCTCTATTAAATATTCATGGGATAATTGTGCGAATCTTCTGCGTTCATCTGTATCTAAGAATATGTAATCAACCCATAATGAAACCGAGGGAAGGGAGAGAATATCAGTTGCAGAACCTTTGCAATTCTCTTTAGTTTCAAATAAGATGTTTATTTTAACTTCGTGATATTGTAGTGCGATTAAAGGAAGGGCTAAGCCAACATTGCGGCAGAACCAGAACTCTAAGGGAATATAGAGGTTTGCACCGGTATCAGCATCAGTTCCTAATTTTGCAAGCTTATCATTAGCACCTACCATCTTTTTATAGGCTTCTTTCTTTGATGTGGGAAGCGAGAGTTCATTCCATACATACATCCAGTGAGAATAATGCTTGTCTATCTTTTGACCACCGATTTCAATTTCTACATAGTTTATTAAACGGAGGCCGAAATAAGGGCATACTACTTCGCCCGAATAATAATTAACAACAGATAAATACATGCGATGTATTAAATCGCCGTTACGAGATATTTGGCAGGTTACGCGATTACCAAAATTGGGAGTTCCGTTAAAAGTTTGTTGGATAGCTTCAATAGCAAAGTTAGTATGACGACGATAAACTACTTTGAAAAAGGTAATTTGCGGATTACCGGTTAAATAAACATCCTGTGCACCATAAGCTACTAATTGAAGAAGACCACCACCCATTTACGCTATATTCTTTATACTATTAGAGGAGAAAAAAAAAAGGAAATTATATAACACGACACTTTTTATATTTATTATATTTTTAATTGGAATAAGCAAGGCCGCCCATACCAGATAATATACGAAGGACGTTGTAATTGACCGCGTATATATTGATGCCTTGATACGCCACACCTGAAACAGCAGGATTAGCATTAACCATCAAAGTTGCAGTGTCAATACGAGACATATTGAGGGTGCCGCTCGGTTGGTGATCTTCGGGTTTTAGGGCGAATGAATACACATTGATAGAATTGTGTACTGGAACATTGGTGTGATGTTGGAAAGGCTGAACATAATTGAAATAGTCGCCTTCTCTAACCGCAAAACGATCATTGCCGTTTAATTGAAGGATGGCATTCGCGAAAGGATTGACATTTTGCGAAGGCTTGATATCGGATATAACAAGGAAATTTGATGTAAGCTGTCCTCCTGCAATTGCATCACCGCCATCAGCTACACTGTATGATGTCATACCGTCGGCGCCATCCTTATTTGTGTAATCATACCATCTGGTTATATTGGTGGTAGGGGTTGTTTTTGCGACCCACACGAGTTCTTTGCAAGGGTGATTGAAATTGAGCTTGATTCGGTTGGTACCGCCAACGAGGGGTTCGGTACCTGTGAATTGTAGCTGCTCTATTAAATATTCATGGGATAATTGAGCGAATCTTCGGCGTTCATCGGTATCTAAGAAGATGTAATCAGCCCATAAAGATATATTTTTAATATCTTCAAAATCGGTTAATGCACCGGCTGCGGTAGAGGTACCCACACCCTTAGCTATGCAGCCGGCCTTAGTTTCAAAATCTATTTTTACTTTTACTTCGTGATATTGAAGAGCGATTAAAGGAAGCGCGAGACCTACATTGCGGCAAAACCAGAACTCGAAGGGGATATATAGAGTTGTGTCGGTGGTACCAGGAACGCCGTTTAATATATCTTTGTCGGCGCCAACCATAGTATCATAGGCATAGCGTTTGCCCATAGGAAGAGATAATTCGTTCCATATGTAAAGCCAATCAGAATAATGCTTATCTATTTGTTGGCCACCAATTTCAATAACAACGGATTTTATTAAGCGTAACCCGAGATAATTTTGGTATGTGCTGGTAGTTGCGGGAGTGAGACTTTTCTTTTTAGGAACATCAAGTTGTAAATACATACGATTTATTAAATCACCGTTGCGTGATATTTGGCAGGTTACAGTATTACCGTAACCGGCATTACCGTTGAAAGTTTGCTGGATAGCTTCAATAGCAAAGTTAGTATGACGACGATAAACTACTTTGAAAAAGGTAATTTGCGGATTACCAGTTAAATAAACATCCTGTGCACCATAAGCTACTAATTGAAGAAGACCACCACCCATTTACGCTATATTCTTTATACTATTAGAGGAGAAAAA